CCTTGGACCGGAGTAGGTGTTGGAGTAGGTGTTGGACTAATCGTAGGAGTAGGTGTTGGAGGTGGAATAGTCGGTGTTGGTGTAGCCGTTGGGTTAATACAAGTACAGAATGGTGAACTACATCCTCCTGTTCCAACACAAGTTCCTGTTACTGTATAAACTGGTGATCCTCCAAGTGCTATAATTTCGAAACATTCAGTACCGTTAAATATACCTCCAGTCATTTGAACGTTCAGTCCAACAATTAAACCAGAGTAATTTGAAAACTCAACATCATAAGTTTGACCATCGTAACAACTTTGTACTCTAACCGGTTGTGGTGTTGGTGTTGGAGTAGGTACCGGTGTCTGTGTCGGACTCGTTGTAGGTGTCGGAGTAGGACCAGGTGTAGGAGTTGGTGTAGGGTCCGGGAACGGAGTCGGTGTAGGACTTATAGTAGGTGTAGGACTTATAGTTGGTGTCGGTGTTGGCGGTATTGGAGTCGGTGTTGGTGTTGATACCGGAGTACTTGTTGGTGTTGGACTTATAGTCGGCGTAGGAGTAGGTGTTGGTGTACTCGTAGGCGTTGGACTAATTGTCGGTGTTGGGGTTGGCGTTGGGGTAGCTGTTACCACCGGTGTTGCCGTAGGTGTTATAATAGGTGAAGAATATGGAGGGTAAAGTTTCAATAATTCTACCGTAGTTATATCACCTTGTGTTAAATTAAACCCTTTTATTTTATTTATTCTATATGTTTGGTTTTTGATAAAGATGTGATCATTTAATTTGATCGTTCTATAATCATTTTGGTTAAACTTAACATCAAGTGTTACCTTTCTTGCATCATCCCAGTATAAACTATCATAATATGTTTTCCAATACTTATCAAAGTTTGAAAAACTACCCGACTGGTTAAACGTCGTAGGTATGTATGAAGTATATGTTGTGTTAAAATGTAAATTTGAAGTACTTGTTGTTGCCGGTAACGTTTTCATATTAGATAACGTATAATAATCTCCTGTTACCGTTGTTGTTGATCCTGGTTTACCTATAAGTAATGAACCAGAAAAAGAATTAGATGCTTTAAATCCAATTCTTGGTTTAAACTTGTAAGCTTGTTGTTGTGAATTTTCAAACTTATATAGATGAGGTATGATAAACGGATTACCTGTATCTATTGCAAGGGTTCCTGGTGTTGTTTGACTACCAAGAACAGTAGGTCCAAAATAACTACCTACTTCCGTCTCTCCTTGTGATATTGTATTGTCTGCTAAAGCTCTTAAGGTACCATATTGGAAGTTTGGATCTGATTCTATAGCATTTTTAGAAAACCTATCATCATCTTCTACATTTTGAAATAAAACTTCTTTTGGTTGTTCTGATACCGGTTGTTTAATTGATACTCTTTCAGCTGCATTAAAGATGTTTGTCCAATCTTTCCATTCACCAACTCTCATCCAATCATCAAACTGATGTATCTCAAGTTGTGTTGTAGAACCTTCTACAGGAACTATAACTAAATTAAATTGATCGATGATACCATTTAATACATCGATTGTTTTTGTTTCTGGTTCCCATTGCTGGCTAAAATTAACTGTAACGTTATCAAATGTTGTAGGAGCTGTTTCAGCTGAGAATGCTGTTTGTCCTCCACCTATTATGACAGGGGTTGATGAATTACCAGTACCTGCTATAATATCCCACTCAACTCTTGTTTCATATTGTGTTGAACCAGCCACACCTGTTAGGTTAACTGATACGGAAAGATCTTGAAATGCACCATCTGCTGCATCCATCTCTCTAAACACACTTGCTACATTGGATGTATTGGTAACATCATATATGTGTAAATAAAGTCTAACAGCAAAATTAGGATCAGAAGCACCAATACATGGGTTGTTTGTTCTTACGGTTGCTGCCAAAGTATAATCACCCGTTGTAGGTGTAGTATACCTATATGTACCTGTATTATAATTGTTCCCAGGATCAGATATCTCTAAATTATTTTGAATAGGTACGGTATAATTCGAACCTGATATAGCGTTAAGTATCTGGTTGATGTTTAGCTGTGCTTCAAATGTATTCAATACTCCCGAACCAACTCCTAATTCATCTTTTGGTTTAGGTAAGATATACATATCATTGAAGTCTGGTGTGTGTTGAAAACTTCCTGTATATGTAAATTGAACTTGATCAAATATAACATCAAGTGTATCTTTAACTCTTACGGCAGGTAGAAACTGTGCAAAGTTTAAAGGTGTAGATGCATTAGACATAGATTCAAGCTGAACATATGGGTAAGGTGAATCTATTTGTGCTTGATCGTCAAAACCATAATCAACTATAGGATAAAATAACGAACCAGAAAATAAATTATCATTCCATGAATCGGTTATGTTTGTTGTAGTTAAATTATGATCATATGCTGACCAGTCTGCATTTTTAATTAACTTACCCTGTAATGATTGTATAAACTGTATTGATTGATCAAATACTTGAACTTTATATGATATATGTTGAAACTCATCGGTTAACACTTCTAATAACTGTAACTCACCTTGTAAGAGCGTCTCTCCGTTATAGATAATGTATGCATCTATCGTATTATAAAAAGCAGGTATTTCTTCCGCTCCGATGTTATATGCGTGTTTGAAAAATTTATTGTTAGTCTTTGAACCAGGTAGGTCAAAGGTTTGTGAACCAACTCCAAACAATGAACCTATTCTTTGATTTTCTACTTTTGAGATGTCTACACGAAGAGGTATCGTTTGATCTATATCAAGATCATACGTAGTACCGTCATAGACTACTCGAAGTAAAACATCGTTCATTATCTTCCTCTTCTTTGGTTAGCATACTCAAATGTTATATCATACATAAACATTTTTTGATCCTTTCTATTTGTATGCTGTTGGTATGTTGTGTTGGTTATTACGATGGGTTTAAATACAGAATTGTTAGGAGAAACAGCCAGATAAACTTCATCTGATTCTATCAATTGTGTAATCCAATCAGCCTCAGTTTGGTTTAACCAGTTTGTAGATATTGTATATGAATCAAGTAAGCTGGTGTTAAAGTTTCCTTTTCCTCTTCTTGTAACATCATATCCTGGATTGTTTCCACCATAGTTAACAAAAGTCTGTGTGTAATCCTGTCTGGTTACATTTGTGTTTATTCTTGCCGGTCTATTAGTCGAAAAATTTTCAAACATACCATACTTGTTGATAAAATGAAAATTATAGACAGGTTCATCACATGCAGCTTCATAATTTTTTATGATCGTATCTGAACCAAAAGTAATTGTTACAGTTCCTGATGATTGATTTTGTACCGGTGATTTAACCATCTCAAATTCACCTGGCGTTACTGTTTCTGTGTAAGGGCCACCCAGACCTGCTGAATATGTCCAAGTTATGTCTTGATTTATACCCGTACCGTTATATACTGCAAACCTATCATTTACATTTTGATACTCAGTGAAATTATTAGGTCTATCAGATAGTATAACAGCAGAAGCTGAATCAAGATAGTTATATGACGTTCCATTGTTTGGGTCGATTTGGCAAGGAAAGACTTGTATTATATCTGTTGCCAAAGATGCTGATATTACAACTGAAGATGTTACACTTGTTCCAAACTCTTCTCCAAACTCTACACTAAAATCTCTTACCTGTGTTGATCCTGTTAACAGATAATTGTTTGTAAAGTCTTTTACATACTCCATATTATCGTTGAAGATTCTTGAAGGGTCAAAAACAGCTTTGTTATATTGGTTTGGAAATTGTCTTACCCTTGCAAGTCTGTCTACTGATCCGGATACATAAACATCCATTATGTATTGAAATTGAGGATCGGTTGATCTTGAACTTGACACCTCATAAACAAGATTTGTGTAAGTACAATTGGGTGTGGTTGGTTGTTGTATAATTGTTATAGCCATTATCCTAAGTTAATATCTATTAGTTCGTTGGACATCATAATTGTTGCTTCTTCTACAGCAGCTTCTGTAAGTATATCGTAACCCTCGGTATTCATTACCTCAGATATAGACGGGTTAATAAAAGGTCGAGGTTTTAAACCATTCCTTGCTATAACTATACGTGCAGGAAACGGTAAACCTGATTTAGGTGATATAGCCTTTGATCTAAACTGTCCTTGTTTAAAAAAAGAAGCTGGGTTTGATCTATAAGCTGTCTCTGTACCTCTTACACCTGAATCTACATAGTTACCGTATTCATTCATCTCTCTTTGTAACTGATAAGCATCATCGGTTGTCTTGACGGTATACTGTACACTATTTTTTAAAGCACCTGTTGCTTTGTTAGATGTTACACTATCAATTGTCTTTTGAAATTCGATCTTAAGAAGATCTCCTATTTTGGTAAGTGCTTGTTTTATTGTCATGAGCTTGAGCCTGAAGGATATTCACAAAAGTTTAAAGCAAAAGGTGTTTGTACATCAATGGTAGCTACCCACCCATATAGTCTATCGGCAAATGCTTCATTTACCGGAACACAATTTGTCATCGTTACAGAATAAACCTGCTGTCTTGAGGCAGGACCATAATTGAAGTATGATAAAAGATCATATATGTATATTTCTGTATTTGATATAACATCTATGTTCATACCATCTGATACATGGGGTTGATCTAAACTATATAATTCAAAGGTATTTGTTCTAACACCTTCAGTGTATAGAGCTGATACTGGTCTAAGAAAGATGTAAGGATATAATCTGTTTTGTGACGATGCATCAAGAAAGTCTATTGTACCGGCATCAAACGACGCGATTTGACTATGAAGTTGACAGGCGGTATCAAACTCATTAACTATATCTCTATAAGGTATATTATATTCCATCCATTTTATCTAATTGTTCTTTTCTTATCTCCAGCCTTGCTGCTATACGGTTATTATCCCATCCATGCTCTTTAAATTTCTTTATCATACGAAGTATAGTGGGATCTTGTATCTCAAGGTAAGAGAGCGTATCTCTTGAAGGTTCTTCTATAGGTTGATACGTAGTATCTTTCTTTGATTTGACTTTGTTAGAGACGTTTTTTTTCTTGTTCATTATTTCCAATTTTTCTTTGCCTTACCTCCATCCTTCCAAGATTGTTTGTATTTAGAGGGTTTGGGTTGTGTTTGACATTGTTTACATTTCTGGATTTGTTTATACTGAATCATATTGTATACTATACTTGCTATAAGTATTACTATAAAAATTATTGTATCCATATTAATATCTTTTATTTGGTTGGTTTAACTTCTTGACTTCATTGTTGAAGTCTTTGTCTATTTCAAGATAATTAAATACCGTCATTAGGTTAAGATCGGTGATCGCTTTATCTCCTGTAATTGTAAGTATGTTGGATTTAGATAACTGGTAGATAATCCCCCACCAGCTCCAATGGTCTGAGAAAGAAACTTCTTCTGTAGGCGATTGATCATCTTTACTACCTTTGTTTCCTCCGAAGATTGTGTATTGATCAAATACTGATGAGCGGTACTCAAAAAAAAACTAAGTGCACCTAATATAATGTGTACTGGAAAGTCTTTAAATGACTCCTCTCTTTGTTTTCTTTCCTTGCTGTCATAAGCAGTAAGTTCATACCAATCAAATACATTTTCAACCTTATTCTTGACCATCTTCAGACCTTGCTTTATTGCAAACTCAAAAGACTTAAATCTATGTTTTTCAATTGGACGGTACATTATAGCACATATCTTGTGTAAATTACCTGGTACGTCCTCACATAGGTTTTCCAAATCAACATACTCTCCCAAAGACTGGTTACGTATATGACTGTAACCGAGTAACTCTCCGTTCCATTCTATAAGAGAATGAAACTCGTTGTTATGAAAGGAAATATCTTCGTAAGATTTAAGAATCTTTTTTAAAGATGTTACATCCCATTTCATTACCTCTTCGGGTTCATACTTTGTCAAAGAACTTACAGTCTGTACTGTAAACTCTGTTCTACCACTATCCTTATACTTTTCAATTGTCTGGTATTGTCCAATTGTTAAATAATCTGGTAGCTGGTACTGTATTCGTTTCTTCATTGCTTAAATAAATATATTCTGAAATCTATCTTGGTTGGGTGTAAAGATTTGTCTCCTGCCTACCTATTGATTTAACTCTAACAGGTTTACGCTGTATGAATTGTACCCTCGAATAATTAGCCATCATAAGACTATCTATATGGTCATCCTTATGACCTGATCTATGACCAAATGACAGTTTACCGGTAGGTGACATTTTGTATGTATATGATGAAAACTCTGAATGTAAACTTGGACATAACCTCTCTGTAGGTAACTCTATTGATAGTGTTTCTATATCATTGATTAATTTTCTTACCATCTCTGTTTTTGAATCCTGGGTTGTTGTAAAGGGACGAACCTTCTTATACTTCTTTGATAATAGGTCATAGGTAGCTCTTCCTATTCCGTTTACTTCAATATATCCTCCTACCACATTATATGACTGTAATATACTGTTAAACTTTGTCGCTACCGTATTGATCTCTGTGTTGGTAATACTTTCTATATGCAAGATTCTTCCCATAGGAGAGATACAGGTTAAAACAGAAGCATCATCTGACAACCCTGTGTCTATACCGATAAAGCATTCCTTGTTTAGTTCATCGTTATATCTTTCAACATTTGATACCTTATCTATACCTACAAATACATCGTTGGATGAATCAACAAACTCGGCTAAAAACTCTTGTCTAAACAGATCATTGGGTAGAGACTTCTTAGCTTGATCAACTAATTCTTGTTTAACATAAGGACATTCATCTAATCTAAACCTCTCCTTTACCACATCCTCTTTATTGTACCATGTATAGAAATGATTCTTACCCTTAGGTGTTGATATAAGTAAACATTTCTTTCCTTGTGGGTTAAGCGTTGGTAAGATATTTTGTGTTATGGTTAACTCTTTCATAAACGCTACCTCATCCATTATAGCGTGTGTGAATCTAAAACCTCTTATGGTGTCTGGTGAATCGGCTGATAGAAACTTTAATGTTGATCCGTTTATAAGATGTATGATCATATCCATCCTATTAGACGCTTTGATTAACTCTTTAGCCGAATTATTGAAGATATCAAACACAGACTTAGCCTGTGAATAAACAGGACTAACCCAACCACCTTTTCTGTTACCTTTTTGTAACAGCCAGTATAACATCAGGTTAACTGCAAGTAAGGTCTTACCGCTACCACGAGGAGCACTAACAACACCAAATAAGTCAGAAGTATCTGCAAACTTGTTGATAAACAGTTTCTGTTTAGTATAAGGTTTAAAAAGTTTAACGTTCATTTATTCTTCCGTATCGAAGGAGACATTGATGGTTTGTGTAATGTCTTGTTGTACCTTCTGTATATCGTTGCCTGTATATTTGTACACCTGATCGATTACTCTTTGTCTAATCTTCTCATCCTCATGTAATAATAGACGTTCGAGTTCTTCAGTTGCAGGGTTAAGTAGTTTGTTTAACCTCTCCTTCCAACCGTTATCATACCTCTCCTTAGCAAGTGCCCAGTAATGACAGTACTGTTGTTCTGATTTATCACCGTATGTATTATGGCAATATTCGATCCATACCTTTTGCGTGATGGGAGTGTCTGACTGGTATCTTAATTTAAAACAGTCTTCAACTCTCTTCTGTACTTCTGTAAAAGTTAATTTCTTACCTGGCATACTTGTTAATTTAAGTGTAACATAAGGTAACCTATTGTCTCTCTTAAAGGTTCTCCTTCATCCTAACGATTATAGTTAGATTATAGATAAATATTGTTTTTTTCAAGTTCTTTCCTAAGATGGACAGATGGTGAGAATCTCCATTTATTTTTGATGAACCTTCTGAGGAGCTTCTTGTAAGAGTATTTCCAGTTATAGTATTTGAAAGCTTCTTCTGATGTAACACTTGTCCCACCACAATAATATATCACATTGTTTGTTGTCATGGTTGGTTTTAGAAACCTTCTTGTTTTTGTATTTAACATTCTTCCATGATTTGTAAACACAAGATGTTCATAATATGGTAACCACATAACCTTCCATTTCTCGTTCTTTGGTATAACCTGTTTTACAAAGTCGATGTTTGCCTTTATTGTTAGAGGATCTGGTATCTGTTCAACAAGATCGTCTTTTAGGTTGTTATATATGATGTGTTCAGCTCTATCGTAATCAGATTGTGTTACAAACTTACCTCTTTTCATGATAAGCTTCTCTCTGATGCTTAAGCTTTTCTTGACTTTGTCCATTGATGATACTTTGCCTCAACCGTGTTCTTTAACGCTCCAAGCTCACACGAACAATCTCTCTTTCTGATCTTGTCCCAGCCGTTCAATATACGTTCTGCTTCATAGTAGGCTGATAATGTTTTTTTCATAAGAGTTAAACCGATATATTGTCTGAAGTCTTCTAAAAACTTAACATCTTGTTCACTCATATTGTGCTTCGATAAAATTGATTGATGTATTGATTAAATACCCTATATAAGAGCAAAGAGCCGAGTAAATGATCATATCTGGTACCGAAATGACAGATATTAAACTAAAGTAAGAGATAGCTAGCCAGAATGACATACATTTACTGCAATTTAAAAGCTTGTTAGCATACGTGTATAAGAAATTGCTAAATGACAGAATAGATATTAGCTTACTCTTTACTCCTTGTATAGGGAGGAACCAGTGTGCTGCCATATTACCTACAACAGCGATTCCTATAATTGTTATGATTGTGTTAATCATTTTGTAATTCTTTGAGGTAACTTCTTACCTCTTTTCTTATTAATCGGGTTAGATTTGCTTTTTCAAGGTTTCTTCTTGAGGACCTTGCAGCAAGTCTTTTCCTCTTGATTTTTTTTATATATTTAGATATCTTGGTAGAGAACATGCTCCATAATAAAGCAACCATCAAGATTATATTAATATATATGCTTAAAAGTAGTTCCTGCATAATTCTTTTAATTGTTTTTGAATATCCTGACTATCTTTTTTTAGATGACCGTAAGATATGATGTATTTTTTGGATATAGAAGCATAGGTATTTTTCTGGATAAGTATTTCGTTAACAAGCATCTTTTCATACGGCATAAAGTCTTTTATGGCCATCTGTAAACATTTTATAACTCTTACAGGTAGGTTTGATTCTTCGAAAGACTTGTTGAAAGTAGTATAGTCAGGTCCATAATTGTAGTTGGGTAAAAAATCTCTTATACTTTCGTTTAGCTTTCTGTACTTGTGCCAAAATCTTGTTGTTTTAGATTTCAATTGCATACCCATAGCTCTGGTTATATAATTTTCAAGTTTACCATCTTTAATGATCTTTATCTGTTTATCTGTTTCCATTTCAAGAAACATCTCGATACAGAGAGGAAGCAGGTCATCACCCCACCTTTTAAAACCTGCCCCTACTGTTTTCTTACAATTAATTAAAAGTTGTGGATATATTTTTTCGAGTTCGTCTCTTACAAATTTCTCCTTTTCATCTTGACTCATAATATATTATAGTAATTTCTTTTCAGAAAAACAACTTTTTACCTGTTTAATTTGTCAAAAATACAAAAATAATATCCAAAGTCATCCCTGCTATCATCTTGTATTTCAAACCCGTTCTTGATATAGAAAGGAAAAAGATCTGGTTTAACCCATGCTGAGATAGAAGTGTATCCATCTTTTAGTATGTGGATCATCTTTGAACCCATACCTGATCTTTTTTCATCAACAACAAATCTTGATAAATGAACGTGGTTGTCTTCAGCTGTTTCTCTGATCCACATCCATCCTTTGTCTTTGTAATTGATCATAGTACAATTGTTCATCTGATCGTATCCTTTTTCTTTCCAATATTCTTGAGCTTCGTTATAGTATTTTAAAGTTTCTACTGTCATCTCTTGTCTCTTAAAAATTGATAAAATATCTGTTCGGTCCTGTTCTTTACGTCTCCTGTTAAAACGTGAACTTTTATGTCTAACATGAATATAGTTTCTTCTATAATCTTATCGATATCTTTTTGAAACTGTATATCATTTGAACGTACATCATCTACTTGAAGATCAAATTCAGGTCTCAACCAGAATATGTAATCATACTTTGAACATAACTCTTGTAACAATTTGTATGAATAATCATACACCCATTTTGAAACCTTACCTTGTTGGTACAAATATCTGGTATAACTATAACTGTCGATTATACATCTGTCTGAGATGAAGTTTTCTTCAAGTAGATTGTTTATGTGTACGTTGTTGGTTAGAAGTTGTGTCATATCATCACCTGACTCGTTGATCGTAATACCACGTTTATAAATCGTTCTTGTCAGTTCGTTAAAAAACTTGTGACGATATAACATCTCCTCACTTCTAACATCTTGTTTGATGCTATTTAACAGAGTCGTCTTTCCTGTTGAATGTGTACCTGTTATAGCTATCTTCATAATATATATTTATATATTTATATATTAGTTTTATCATCTTGTAAGAACAAATTGGTATCATAACCAAGTTCTTGACTCATCAAGTTTAGTTTATACAACTGAGCTTCAGTTACAACACCCTCACCTGGTACGTTAGCTGCTTTATTAAAATCTAATATAGATTCAACTATTTCGATAGTTTTAGGATCTTGTATATCTGAACTGTATCTTTTATATTCTTTTAACATATCTGATATCATATCCATATCAGCTTCATATAATAGTTTACCGTTCTTAGATATAAAAGGTAATTTTTTACCTTCTATCATACCTTGTTTTATACGAGGATCTATAACTGGTGTTGTTTTAACTAACCTTGCTTTATCATCTTCCTTGTTTTCGTATATTTTATCAACCAGAAAGTTTAAAGCATCTTTTAACTCTTGTTTTTTCATGTCTGTGAAATTTATGTTTAACATCTTTGTTTGTATCTCTAATACTATTATATATAGGCATAGTTTCTCATAAAACCAACAAAAAAACAAAAAAAAGTTAAAAAAACATGTTAATTTAGACTCATTCTAAATAAAACAGTGGTTTGTTTAAGGGAAAAAGCTTATATTTATATATATGGCAACAATATTCGTTCAAATAGCATCCTACAGAGACCCAGAATTACAAAACACACTTGATAGTTTGTTCAACAAAGCAAAGTATCCAGACAATTTACACGTCTGTGTAGCTCATCAACACAGCCCAGAAGACGAGTGGGATAAAGTTCAACAAGATGTTAAGAATGGACGGGTAACGATTCTTGATATAGAACACACAAAGTCTCTGGGTGCTTGTTGGGCAAGACATGAGATACAAAAACAATACAAAGGAGAAGATTTTACTCTACAGCTTGATAGTCATCATAGGTTTGTTAAGAACTGGGATGTAAAGCTCATAAAAATGTATAACAAGTTAAAGAAAGAAGGTCATGATAAACCTTTGATTACTTCTTACATTCCATCTTACGATCCTCAGAATGATCCTAAGGGTAGAGTTAAACAACCCTGGGCAATGAGGTTTGATAGATTTACTCCAGAAGGTGTTGTATTTTTTATGCCCTATACTCCAAAAGATATTTCTAAACCTATACCGGCAAGATTCTATTCTGCACATTTTACCTTTGCATCAGGTTCACATGTGAAAGAAGTTCCTCACGATCCAACATTCTATTTCCATGGTGAGGAAATAACTCTTGCTGTAAGATCTTTTACACATGGTTATGATTTATTTCACCCTAATGAAGTTATAGCCTGGCATGAATATACGAGAGTAGGAAGAACTAAACAATGGGATGATGATAAGGAATGGGTAAAAAGAAATGAATTTACTCACGCAAGAGTGAGACAGTTGCTTGGTGTTGATGGAGAGGTATGCACTCCATGTAATGAGAAACACTTTGGTGACTATGGACTTGGCAAGGTTAGATCGTTGAAAGATTATGAGAAGTATGCAGGTATTCGATTTTCAAATAGATCGATTACTATGAGCTGTAAGAACGATCTACCTCCTGGTTCTGATTTAGATGAAGAATATTTTGAAAGTTTTAGACACCCAATCAAACTTCTACAGGGTTACTTTCCAGATAATGATCATGAATTTTGTGCAGTTATTGCAGAAGTAAATGGTCAACAAGTCTTTAGACAAGACTTAAACAAACAGCAAATTATGAATGTAAAACAATTTGGTGACCAAGATCATTGGATTGAATACCAAGGACCAAAACCAACACACATTATAATTTGGCCTTTTAGTAATACCAGTCAATGGTATAATAAACAAGTTTTAAATATATAGTTACCCAACCCCTCAGCAAAAAAATAGTAAAAAAAAATCAGAAAACCAACTTTTATGAAAAATCTTTTGATCGGCACATGCGACAATGTTCAAAAAAATTTAAAAAGAATAAAATTATGGGCAGATTCGTTTCAACCATACGGTGATGTTACACTTCTAACAGTAAATGCAACAACACAAGAGTTAAACCTATTGAATAATTGTAACATAGCGTATCGCAATGTATCT